TCATCTGACGGGTTGCGGCCATTTCGCAGCCGTAGGTTTTAACCTGGTTGCTTGCGCCGTTTTCATTGAAGCTGACAGCCTTATATCCACCGCCGGGCAAGATTTCGGCAAAGGCTGGCACGCCGCCGAAGTTGGCAACGGTCATGACTTTGAAGTCAGAAACATCGTTGTTAATTTCTACGATTTCGCGCCAGGTTTCTTCACCAGTTTCATAGGCTGCTGCAAGTTTCAGATTTGCAACATTAGCCAGAATGATCGGGAAATCACCGCCAGCCATTGCGCGGCTGATGATCTGGTCATTGCTCATGCTGCGAGTGTTTACGCCCATTGCGCGGAGACATTCATCAGCAATCCGCACAACAGAAGATCCGCGGAATTCATTAGCGTCTGCTGACGGGGCATCAATTTTGATGCCGTGACGAATAGCGAGACCCTGACTGGCTGCTCTAACAAACTTTTCGCCGGAAGTTTCGCCGCACCCAATGGTGGTTTTGGGCGTTGCAATTGGAGTTCTGGAACTTTTCAGGTGATCGAGAACTGCTTTTCTTGATTCTTCAACGCTTTTTTTGTCGTTGATCAAAGCTTCTGCAAGAGATTCGGCGCCGGGAACGGCACACATTGCGCGGATTTCGCTCTGTCTATCGTGTTCGATGCGCTGACCACGTTCAGCTGATTCCTTGTCGGCCTTAATGAGTTTGGCAGCGCGTTCTTTTACGTCTGCTGGGATTTCTGCATCTGCGTCAAGGTCTTTGCAGCGAGCTTCAAACAAAAGCTCAAACATTGTCCGCTGAGCTTCAGTGAGCGCGGCCGCATCTATGCCGATTGCGCGGCAAAACTGGTCAAAAGTTTTCTTCATGGCGTTAGCCTCCTGTGATTTTGTGCCAGTTCTTACCTGGCCGATGCCTTCAGCGCTTGCCGCGCTGTTGTTTCCGGTTTGTTTTGATCTGATCTTTGAAAACTGATCAGCGCCAATAGGACACAAAGAGCCTTCAGACGGCTCCCAATCAAGCGCAAGCTTAAGCGGCCCGGCGTAAGTCCGGCCCTTATAACCGTATGTTTCGCCCTCTTCGATATATGCAGCAGTAAAGACTCTATAGCCGCCTGAAAGATCGGTAACATGCCCGTCTTCAACTTTTTCCATTGCATCTTGTGAGTCTTTGTCGCGGGCAAAAAAGAGATCTGAGGAAAGCGCATTAAAATTGCCCTGTTTTTCTGACCTGAGATTGCGGCAACTGCCCAAAATTGCCTTGACGCTGCCAGTGTTATGAGTGTCACAAAGCGGGATTTGTGCCGGAATTCTGCAGCCTTCAAGGGGTAATACTTCTTGAAGCCAGCCTCTATCCCAGTCATACATCCATGTCGGAGCATCAGTTAATACTGCGGCAGCAACGCTTCTGGCGTCTTTGTTGAAAGATTTCGGAGCCAACTGGAACACGCGGCAATAACAGTCTTTATCAATCTGAGCGTTGCGAGTGTCGCAGTTTTTAAAGATGTTTTCAAAATAGCCTCGCTGCTGATCGGTCAGCTTTGCCGGGTCAAGATCCATCATTCTACAAAATTGCTCAAAGTTCATCGGGTTGCTCCTGTCCTGGTAGTTCTGGCGCTTTCGGCTTCGGCAAAATCGCTGCAAGTTCTAGTTCTTCCTGTATCAGCTCTTCTACAAGCTCATCGTAATCAATGCCTTTTCTTTCGCAAATAATGCGGCGTGTAGTGGTCATATTCTCCAGGGCTGCACTATCCGCTTTTTCTTCTTTCACGCGGTCTGTGTCGGGCAAAGCCGGAAGCGTGAATCTAAATTTTTCATAGTATTTTCGGTTTGTCCAAAAGTTTTTAAGCTTTAAACCGTTCAGCACCGCCGCTTCCATCCAGTTTTTCACGACTCGTTTACAAAATTTTCTGACAATGAAATCTGACTCAATACGAAAAAGCGCCCGTTCGTTATTCTGACCAGCTTTCAGCGTGGAAAAATTGGCGTTAGAAAAATCGCCAGTAAAGGTCTCGTAACTCATCGAAAAGCCGCGTGCGCCTTTCCTCAGGTATGACTTATCAAACTCGCTAAAGCTGCCGGTTGGCATTTCGGGGCTGACTGTCGCGGGCTCTTCGCCGTCATTAAGATAATTAACACGCACCGGACCAACGCTTTTGACTGGCTTGTAAACTCCGTTGGCGTCTCTTGCTGTTGGCAATCCCATCAAATCATCTTGAGCGCTGCCATGCTTGATAAAAATACCGTATGCTGCTGCCAGTCTGTGCAGTTCAAGAATCTGGTCAGAGAGTTCGTTTTGATCATAAAGAGACATTACCGCGCTTACAAAATGACACATCCCGCGCGTTTCTGTAATTCTGCCTGGTATAAAAAGATGTATAACCCGGCTCGCAGCAACCTTGATTGATTTGCTATTAAATAAATTACCAGACGGGTGAGCCTCAAAAAAATGATAAAAAACAGCGCGGCCAAATTTGTTAAACTCAATACCTCTTACCGCGTAGTTACCGTTTTTCAGGTCACCATCAATGCTATCATCAACCTGATCTGGTTCTAAAAGCTGTAACTTATAGGGAAATCTATCGTCAGCGGATTCTATTGCGATAGCTTCACCATCGGTTTTTAAGTGCCGGTATGCGAGTCTCTTGACTTCCTGCCAGTCTTTACCGTCAATGGTGCAATCTTCGGCCCAATCCGAAAAGCCAGATTCAAGAATATCAATGCTTTCCTTGTCGCGCTTGCCGTCTTTGGTGATGTTCCATTGTGGGTCAAGGGCTGTGCCAACGGTAAAGGCAAAGCCAACCTTGAGAGCATCGCAAACAAGCGGGTGATTGCGGTCGAGGTCTCTGGATCTTGATACTGACGTTTTCCAGTCTCTACCGATTTCCAAATCACCTGTTTTTGATAGCGGATTCCAGAATTCATTGTGGTGACCGGTTATGGCGGCAGCATCATACGCTCTTAAAACTGCATGTTGACCAAGATACTTAACGGCCTTAGCAGGACTGACAAGCCCAATGACCTTTGCCATTGCTCTTGTAAATCTGCCGTATAAGCTTGGTTTTTCTTCGTTCATCTGCCACCCCGATCAAAAACAACTCTGACGGAAGTTTCGCCGCCGCCGCGCCTGTAAAGTTTGTTTTCGGTTTCTTTTATTTGTTCAGCAATGAATCTTTCGTCAGCGCTTGTAACTGCTCTACCGCTGATTGTGGCAGATTTACGCAAGAGGACTTTTGAGCGCGCTGCATATAATTCCGCTAAATATGCTTCGAGTTGGGCGGTTGTCGGCATTGCTTTTTATTTCCCCTTGCGTTTTTTCCTGCTTTCTATTTCTACTGGCTTAACCGGGTTGCTGTCTTGCTTAGTTGGTAAATTACCAACTACCTTTTTTCCTTTTTCTGGGGACACGCTCGGAGATTCGCACAGCTCTGGCGTTTCGCCAGTTTTGAAATTTACGCCGCAATCATTGCAACGGTGATACCTCACGCCTGTTTCTGAATCGGTTTTATATGTTCTACAAAATCGGCCGCAAAGATTACAGATTCCACCTTTGCGCGGAACATACTTCGATACATCTTGAAGTTGTCTTCTGATCCAGCTAGAAAGCTTCTCGCTTGCCTTTAAATTCGTGCTAATTTCGATCATTTACCGCCTCCTGAATTTTGAATATCTTGAATTTCTTTCGCTATCGTTGTCTTCGTCGGTATTATCGTTTCTATATCTCGGTGCAGACTGGTCGTCTTCAACTATACCCACCGGCTCCTGAAGCAAAAACACGCCGCCACGCAAGAACTTAGAGGTAACTGCAACCTGCATTTGCTCACAGTCTAAAAGGTGGTTAGCCTGTGAGCCTTTGCGCTTCCAAATAGTTTTCTTGCCGTCTTTTACTTTTTGCTCTGCCGATATCTGCTTGAAATACTCGTCTTTCTCGTTGCTGTTAACGTATGCCGCGCAGATCGGGGTTTCTTCTTTTGCCTGAGCAATGCGGTAAAAGAAGGTATTTTTTGTGCGGTGAGTGTCGATCAATACAAGTCTTAAAGCCTGTGGCAGTTTCTTTCCGCTCGGAAGGGTGATGATTGGCTCGCCGATTTTTATCTCTTCATTTTGCCGCCTTGATGCACCTTTACAAAGTATGATCTGAGGGCCGCGACGAAGGTTTCTTAGATACCACAGATAAACCCATTCGGTAGCGGTTTCGCTTGATTCTTCGCGTTCACCGCCGCCGGTATCAATGCCGATTCTCCAAAGACCCATTCTGCCGCGTGGGTGGCTCCATGTTTTCTCAAAAAGCAGCTGGTTTAGTTCGGCCTCTGATGATAAAAAACCGTGTTCAATCTTCCAGCTGGTGCCGTTGCTTGCCCATGCTCTAACCAGATACCAGTATCCATACTTTTGCTGGTCGACGGTGCAAACCAAAGCAAGCGCGGTTTCTGGTAAGGTTTCGGTTGAGTATTCAATCACCGATGCTTTGACTATTGAGTCTTCTGGAGTAAACACAACTTTCGACCAATAGACAGCCAGTGCGTTGTTGTAAAAGTTTTGCAAGTCTTCGTCATCGCCAGATTCAAGAGCTTCGAGATATTCAAACACCAGCCCTGATAGCTTGCCGCTTTCTTTGACTTCGTGAATGCGCCAGATGTGAATAAAGCGCCGGCTACCTTCTTTCTCGATTGGTCGATCCGGCCATTTATCAACAAGCTGCATCGCTGCGTTTTTTTCTTCGTTAGTCCATGCCGCGCCGCAGTTACCGCAGACATACCGGGCAGATTCGGCTCTTTTATATTTGTCAGACCCGGCAGCTGTTTCAAAAAAGACATAGCCACCTTGGTGATAAACGCCGTCAAAGCCGTAGTATGTTTCCCCGGGGAAAAAGAAAAGTGGTTGCTTTTGGTTGCAATGGGGGCAGGGGACAAAGGGTCGGTAAACGCAATCGGCTTTTTGCTCCAGCTTATCCATCTCATCACCTTTGATGGTGACGGTAGACATTATCCAGCCCTTTGCTGTGTGAGGGTAAGCGTGGGCGCGGTATCTCAATCGGCCAACTGCATTACCTTCTTTTTTTACAGCGCTGTAACCGGGTTTGGTTATCTCGTCAGCTGCATAATCGCGGGTTGACGTTGAGGCAATAGCGGAAATTGAAGAGGCCCACGCCATTTTTATAGAGCCGCCGCCCTGTATTTCCGTTCCCTTGTTTTCAGTTTTGGTTTTTATTTTTTCAAAACATTTCGCATTTTCAAAACCGGTTTTGAAGCGCTTGATGCTCATTTCTTCCGTGGTTGCCTGATCGGACATGCAAAAGATTCCTGGCCCTGGCTGGCAAAATTGGCGATAAACGAACCAGGCAACAACCAAGGTGGTCAATCCGATCTGTGTGGATTTTCTGACTATCACTTCTGCGACTGCCGAGTCATCAATCCAGTCAGCCAGAATCTTGAAAGCTGGCACAAGTTCGGTCGGATATGGTCCAACTACTTCGGAATAATCAGCGGTCAGTATGAAATTTTCCGACCGTTCTTGAAATGAAATCGGGTCCAGAAATAGCGAAAGTTGTCGAAGACTACAACCGAAAACTGCGAGAAAACTACTCCAGAGACGGCAAGTTTACGCCCATTGC